GTCCTAAAGACAAAGAATGATTCGTCAGACATAGACTTCATAGAAGTCCTAGGAGTGTCAATAGTCATCTCCCCATTCTGATAGTCTTTCTGGAATACAAAAGGACGCATTCTTACAAGCGTACCGTATTCTCCATCAGCAAGAGTACCTTTTGTCAAAGATGTATCAATTAAAGCAGTCTGTGTCAAATAATCAAACACAGGTGCAGCAGCACCAGATGCCTGGTTAGATGAAATTGTAGAAATACTTGTTGGGTCAACTCTCTTAATTCTGAGAGTTTTTTCACCTTCTCCTGATGTTGAAGATGTAGTTACAACATCGCCAGGTCTAAGGTCATCTTCCATCTTGGTCCTGAAACCAACGATGTCTTGTCCACTAGCTTGGTCTAGAGTAATAGTAGAAGATTCAATTTCTTGCTGGTCATTTAGCAGAAGGTTTGCACCAAAGATAACAACGTTAGTTTGGTTTCTTCCTCTTACACTACGTGAGTCAGTAAGACTAAATGTGTGTGCTGCTTCCAGAGTACCAATAACACGACCGTCTCTTTCAATGACTTCGCCGTTAACAAAATCTCCAGATACTTGCTCAAGCATACAGTATACGCCACTGCCGTTATCAGCAACAAATCCTCTAGCATTAGATGTCCTACCTCTTAACACATCACCAACAGAAACAGAGTTGTTTCCTGAAGCGAAGTTGATAGCGGTAAACATTTGAGCATCGAAAATCCACATGTCATATAGACTGTTATTATCGAGCTGCAATTGAATTGTGCGAGCACGTCCAATCATTCTACCAACTGTAGCAGATGTAGAATTTAACGTCCAATCATCATACAATTCAAGTGTTTGATATGCTTCTTGCACACCTTCACCTGTAAGGTCAGGCCAACCATAAACATCATAAACTTTCAGGAATTGTCCAAGTCGGAATGCTAAGATACCGTTTTGGACTGATTCAAAATCTCTAGGTTTAGGAGCATCTACAAATTCAGGGACAAGAAACTCAGTCCTGTATCCTTTAACGTACGCTCTACCAGGAGAAATCTCAAATGAAACTAAATCGTCTGATGCTAAATTATCATTGTCGGTTGTTGTGCCAGCACGATATACACCATTATTGAAACCATCATCTAGAGTTTCTCTAGCTGTAATAGTAAATGTATCAATTACATAGTCGCCAGACTCTTCATATGTCCGACGTGCCATCGACTTCTCAAGTTCTGAATATGCTGTTGCAGTAACAAACTCTTCAACTTTGGAGTTGTTAAGGCGAAGCAATTCAATAAAGTTTTTATCAGTCGTGTCATTAATTGCTTTCTTGACAAGACTTGTTTTAATTCTAAATCTGTGACCGCCAGGTGCAGAATAGTTTGACGTGCCAGCAGCGTTGTCATTCAGTGTTGGGTCATCTTCTGGAGTAACGATTGATTCGCTGACCTCAAGACCAACCCTATAAGAAGGACTATTTGTATATTGGTCAAGGATTAGGTAAGAAGATGGGATGTCAACAAAGTGACCTCTAATAAAATATACACCGTTATTAATATAAGCAACAGAAGCTACAGCAGTTGCATCAACAGGAAGCAACTGACCAAATGGTGAGCCAACCTCAATTAGAGTTGTGCCAAACGTAATCTCATTTTCAGCAAGCAACTGCTCATTTGCTTGGAAACCTTTAATAGTAGTATCAGATGTTGTGTCACCTGATTCAATATACTTAACGTATAAAGTAACGTATCCTTTCTCAGACTCTGATGCAGGAATAGAATAGAGGACTTTCGCCTTGATGCCAGTAGTGATACCCTCAACAATTTGTCCATGCAGTTGAGTACGATAAGTCTCAACGTCAACCCCCAAGAAGGATTGCTGCACGATAATAGCTTGGACCTGCAGGTCATAACCTACCTGACCAGGAATAACCATAGCACCTTCTTTGAAAAAGTGCTGACCGATTGACTCTAACTGATTCTGCAGAATGCTCTGCATAGTCGTGAGTTCTCTCGCCTGAATTGGATATCCTGGTCTAAACAGGACTCGGTAGAAATTTTTATCCTTATCGAAATCATCGAAATAAGGAGAGATATTGAGATTGGTATTCTGTGGCATCTTAGAACTCGATTACGATTTTGATATCCTCGATTTGGTCTCCAGCACGAGTAATCGCGCCCCTGTTATCTATGTAGATAACTTCTCCAGAGTTAGGTTGGACCTCGGGTTTTGCATAACCGTTGGTGAATGCCATACCTAAATCATATTCTGTATTATTGATAACTCTGGTTGAGGATCCAGATACAATAGGGAAGTTAATATCGGGGTCAGCAGATGCACCAGATGTTGCACCTACAACAGGGTTACCACCCTCAAACTCAATTAAGTTTCCAGTGAATTCAGGAAAAACTCCATCAATTCTATTCTGGTAATACTTAAGTACTTTAGTGGTAGAATTCCATGAGATGACTCGACCACGAGCAGTCACTTGCTGACCACCAATAGTCCTAGATTGTGTAATAATCTCGTCAGTTTGGAAATTACCAGTGAAAGACGGGGAGAAAATAACCGCCTTAGTTGCTGACAAAGTAAGGTCAGAAGTCAACTCCTGAGTGCCATACTTGTTAGGGTTAATCACAAGACCAATACGACGATAATCGTTATCAGTTGGGAAGTCACCGCTACCTTCAGCGTAGGTAAACTTAGTGTTAATCATGACTCGGAAACCGCCCAATTCAGTGGCAGGTTCTGCTCCGTGTCCAGTTACGGGTGGAATAATGACTTCGACGCTTCCTCCTGTTCCTGTACCTGCTCCGATACCGTTAACTTCATCGATGATGACTTTACCGAAGGTGTATCCACTTCCTCCCGAAGTGACAGTAGCATTAACAATCCTACCCCCATCGACAACCAGAGAGACACGACCACCGATACCATCACCTTTGATAGGTACATTCTCGTATGTTCCATTGTTATATCCTGAACCTGAGGACGCAATAATAACTGTATCAATTTCACCACCGATAGCATCTGCTACCACTGCACTGTCAGACAGCACAGGCATATATTCATTAGAGAAGAATTTTAGAACCTGACCAACAGGGATCGTATACATATACTTCCAGCGATAACCATCGGCAGTTGTAATAACGGATGTGGAAGTACCAGTAGGCTCAACAGTAGAAGGTTTACCATTAGGATCACTAGGACTGGTCCCGTTGTAGATGCACTTATAGACTTGATAAGATGAGTTAACAACGTAGAAGTCTGCATCATAAAGTTTCGTAGCACCCGAAGACGCCGTTTTAGTTGCCGAGTAGTCATGTCTATACATGTCATAAACGTAACCCAGACCACCCGTGGTTTGCTCTGGGGGAATCCAGTCAGTTCGACGAATAACTTGGATTGTGTCATTTGCCAGAACACGTTTCATAGAAATCATGTCTGAATAGTCATCTGAAAACTCTTGGAAAGAGTCAACAGGGTCAGGTGCCGCATTTTCATTGTCCCACGGTTGAGGACGACCGATGAACACATACAAGCGGTCACGGTCAGCACCAGCTAAAAGGTCAGATTGCGTGGGGTCGGGACCCTCAAGTGCTTTTCTGAATCTTTCAGCAGTGAAAATTCTAAATTGGTCGGTTAGTAGTGCCATCTTTAGCAGTATCCCTTCTTTTTATTTATGAGGATTATTCGTCCTCGTTTCTGATATAAGTTGTGTACTCAACAGAAATGATATCTGCTTGAGCACCAGACGTGTTACCACGAAGGATTTCACCAACGGTCCACTTGTATGTTGGGTCGTTTGCGACAATATCTTTTACAGTTAACGTAAACTGACCATCCTTGGGACCAGTAACTCTCTCAACTGTAGTAGCAGTAAGACCAGAAGATAGACCTTCTACTGTCTCTGCCTGCCCACCTGCTCCAGGCACATTGAATAATGTAGTAGTGTTATAGGTTATAACAATATTTGCAACGGATACATGAGCGTCACCATCTCCTAACGCACCAGCAGACTGAATAGTTGCTACTAGAGGTTGTGCGTTACCATCATATATCTGGTCACCAACTTGGAAGAGAGTTGTATTAGTACCACCAAGAGTTTCCTCAATACCATATTTAGACGAGGCGATGCCACCATCTAGATTAATTTGGTTATCATACTCAGTATCTGTGTTAATAAGGTCTGGTATACCATCACCATATTGTGTTATACCTTGTGCATCTTCATAACTTTCATCATCATCTTCAAATTTCCTATTAAGAATTTGAGAAAATGGGAATGTAAATGCAACAATATTTTCACCTTCTGCTTCTACCAACGAATGTGGCTCAACACCAGTGCCAGAAGATGCAGCAATACCACAGACAAACGCGATAATTTTTGACTTCTCATTAGAGCGACCAGCATCAATAAATGCCAATTCGTCAACTTGGAAAGTCAAATATAATGCTCTCTCAACAGGGTCCCAATCATATACAATTGCAACTCTGTTATTTGATGATTCAATAACACGTCTAACTTTGTCAGTAACTTGGAATGCATACTGTGTTAAACCAGTGCCTGCATCATTTTGCAAATTGTCCAGAATAATTTTCTGGTCAAACCTGAAATTAATACCTCTATCACATCCAGTAAATGTAGTAGATGTTTTACCAGTGTATCTAACAACTTCTCTACCAATCAGGAATTTACCAGAACCTGCATACGGGTCAGTTGTTTCAACGTGGACTGTTTCACCACCAGTGCTGACATTAGTAAGTAAACCAGTTAGATTATAGATTGTAGAATTTAGAGACTGCCTATTTCTTGCTGTCCTAATTAAATCTGTATCTCTAGTAAAGATAATAGAAGGTGCACTTTGGTAACCACTACCACCTGAAATAAGGTCAATGGTTGTGATTGTGCCTAGGTCAATATATGCTGCAGCAGATGCACCGCTACCGCCACCACCAATAATTTGCACCAATGGAGGTGTCTCAAAAAATTCACCAGCGTTGGTAAGTTGAATATTACTAACTTGACCAAACTGATTAACGTTGGCAACACCCGTTGCTCCTTGTCCACCACCACCTGAAATGATAATGTTAACGTCTTCTTCAGTATAGTTTCTACCATCCGATTGAATGGACAAACCTGTAAGTAAACCTGTAATAGGTACTAATTCACTACCAGATCCTCCACCACCTACAACCTCAGCCTCAGCATCAAAATACCCATCACCAAAAACGGTCATTTGGATATAGTCAACACCACCATCAGGTTTTAAGAAGATACTACCAGTAGCAGACCCATCAGAATTTTCATCTTCAATATTAAGACGAAGTGGGTCATATCCTTCACCAGGATCTAAAACTTCTACTGCAATAATCTCACCTTTGGCACCTGCAATAACAGGTCTTAAAACTGCTTCCCTAATAGGTGTGCCACAATTACCAATACGAAGTCTTGGTGGGTCAGTAGGGTCATACCCTTCACCGCTTTGTTGCACATAAACTTCCCTTACCCCGTAGATGCTGTTAAACATCGGGACAATTTGAGCACCAGAACCAGGAACAGTTTTTGTTGACATTATACGATTACCATGTTACCAATCATTGCTGTGTGTGAGGGAATCCCACATTGATACACATAAGTTGTACCTGCCGCTAGTGACATAGGAATCGTGTAGAATTGGACTCCTTCATCGTTACCACTTGTGCCGTTGGTAATAGCAGACCCTCCTGATGTTGTTCTAAGTTTGAATGGGTGAGATGCACCTGAAGCATTATTGAATCTATAAGTAAATCCTCTCATCAAATAGATGGTTGGATTCCATGTGCTACCTGACACACCAGGTCCATCAAAGGACCATCCATTACTTGTGTTACCATTAACAACCCATCCTATTGTAGGAGATGCAACAGTCTCAAAAGTGCCGTTTGAATCAACGATTAGGTTGTTACCCTCACCAAGACTCTGACCTGAAGTGAGAGAAAGTTGAGCTGTAATAGTTGCAGTATTACCACTTACAGCGGTAGAAATACCATTGCCACCAGCGAAGGCGAAACTCGTGGTAGCACTTCCAGCAGCTTGGGAGCCACTATCACCAGTAAACGTAGAAAAAAGATTTTGAGTGACATTTGGAGAGTCATTCGTAATGGTTAAATTATCACCAGCAATAGCGGTGGAAATCCCAGTGCCACCAACAAAGTTAACAGTAGTAGAAGTAGAATTAGCCGTTTTGTTTCCGCTGTCAGAGCCGACAGTCGAGAAGAGATTTTGGTCAGGATCACCTAGTGCCCCCGTCATAGAAACAGTAACTGTGTCTCCAGCAATAGATGTGGAGATGTTTGTCCCGCCAGCAATTGTCAGTGTATCTGTAGCAGCAGATGCTGTAGTAGTGCCACTGTCAGCATTGACAGATTCAAACAGATTTTGTGTAGTGCCACCGCCACCACCTGAAGATGCCAAGTCATTTTGTGGTTCCCACTTGCTATTAGCAGCAGACCACTTAAGCACTTGTCCATCAGATTGTCCACCACCAACAGTGAGGTCAACATCATTCAACTCACCAATACTAGACCCAGAGTCAATTAGTTGAATCCATGAGCCACCATGAGCAAAGTATCCGTGGTTTTCAGCATGGACATGAGCAAACATACCATGATGATTTGATGCAGCAGGCAAGTCACCTGTAGTATCATAATGGTTAGTATACTGGAGTTTACCAGTGGTGCCATCGATATAAGTTAGAGCATCACCTGTGCCACCTGCCCAGAATTTAATACTTCCACTGCCGTTAGGTTTGATAACAACATCGCCATTATTTGTTGAGCTAACTTGGAATCCATTAACGTCAAGATTTTCAGTTAAACTCGCAAGACCACCTTCCACGAATGCTGAGCCATCCCATTTAAGGAATTGCCCAG